GTGGGTCTGCCCCCCCCTCCGCCCCGTTGCGCCCCCCCCCCGGCGCGGGTGGGGGGGGGCGTTAATTCCCTTGCTATCTCTTGTTGTGTGGAATCTAATAGCAATCACTCCAACTGCTTGAAGATGATTTCTGATAATAAAAAAAGACATTCATTGCTTTGCATTGTCTTTCATTTAGCTTACCTTTGCACAAAGAATAAAGTAAACGCAATGGATATACAGGAGATTTACAAGATTTACCAAGCGCACCCTGTTGTGACCACAGACAGCCGTAACTGTCCTGAAGGAAGTATTTTCGTGGCATTGAAGGGAGCATCATTCGATGGTAATAAGTTTGCTGAAGCAGCCTTAGAAAAGGGCTGTAGCTATGCAATTATTGACGAAAAGGAATATGCAAAGGCAGGCGACGAGCGTTATATCCTCGTTGATGATGCCCTTGTAACTTATAAAGAATTGGCACGCGAACATCGTCGTCAGTTCTCAATCCCTGTGATTGGTATCACAGGAACAAACGGAAAGACGACAAGCAAAGAACTTATCTCTGCCGTATTGGCTGAGAAGTTTAATGTACATCATACCGAGGCGAATTATAACAACGATGTAGGTGTGCCTCGTACGTTGTTAGGTATTCGTCCAGAACATGAGATTGCGGTTATCGAGATGGGTGCTTCTCACCCTGGTGACATTGAGAAATTGGTTACATACGTTGAGCCAACTTGCGGTTTGATTACTAATGTTGGTCGTGCACATCTTCAGGGTTTTGGTAGTTTTGAGGGCGTAAAGAAAACTAAGGGTGAACTTTATGATTTCCTAAAAGCTCATGGTTGTTTACTGTTCCTCAACGAGAGCAATCCCGATTTGACGGACATGGCAGAACAGCGAGCGTTTGATCGTATCATAACTTACGGACAAGATGAGACCGCTGATGTGCAAGGATATGTTGTTAGCTGTGCTCCATGTTTGAAGTTTGAGTGGCAGTCATCAAGCCTTAACACCCATCACCCATCACCCACCATCTACGAAGTCCAGACCCATCTCATTGGTTCTTACAACTTAGATAATATGCTGGCAGCCATTGCTATTGGTCTTCACTTTGGTGTTACGCCACAGCAAATCAACTATGCTCTGGAGAATTATGTGCCTCATAACAATCGTTCGCAGTTGACAGAGACAGCACATAACAAACTTATTGTGGATGCTTACAATGCTAATCCATCCAGTATGGCTGCTGCGATAGAGAATTTCCAACTGATGGAGGTAGAGAATAAGATGGCTATCCTCGGTGATATGCGTGAACTTGGAGATGCGTCTGCAGAAGAACATCAGAAGGTTGTAGAGTTGCTTAAGGCTACGGACATTCGTAATGTGTGGCTTGTTGGAGAGGAGTTTGGAAAGACACAAACCGACTTCCGCAAGTTCCGCGACATTGATGAGGTGAAAAAGGAGATAGCTCTTCATCGTCCAGAGGATCATTATATCTTGATAAAAGGTAGTAATGGCATCAAGCTTTTTGAGCTTCCAGCCTTGCTCTAATAGGAAAGAAAAACGGTGAGAAAGTTTGTGTTAGTTCCAATAAAATAATTAACTTTGCACTTGCTTTTAAGCTATCGGGATGTAGCGCAGTTGGTAGCGCACTACGTTCGGGACGTAGGGGTCGCCAGTTCGACTCTGGTCATCCCGACTAAAATAAATCGAAGATACTGAACTTCAAGTAATTATCTTTGGTCGTCGGTGAAGTGGTCGGCGAAAAGTCGGTGAACTTTAATTTAATAGAACAAACAGTATTCAATAGGGCATTTCACGCAAAAGTTGAGAAATGTCTAAAAAAAATTTTTCTTTTAAAAACAGAAAAGCGACTATGAATGAGATTGTAGGATGGAAAACACCTAAATTTCATCAAGCCTCTGAATGTTATGTATCTCTTTCTGCATTTGACCCAGAGAGAGGAAAGTTTCGTATCAAGAAGTTTATGCTCGACCACGTCAAGGGCAAGCGTAATCAGAGAGAATATGGAGAAGCTCTTATAAAGAGGTTGACTGAAAAACTTATACAAGGCTGGAATCCGTGGGTAGAACTCGTACAACCTCTTGAGTATACAGCATTCGACGATGCTTGTGCTAAATACGAATCTTATCTTTTCAAGCTGCTTAAAGAACATAATATGCGAGAAGAGTCTGTTGCATCGTATTGCAGTAGGATTAAGATACTGAAAGAGTGGAAGGAGAAACAGAACGTTAATCTGTATTACACTTATCAATTCGATAGCAAGATGGTAGGTCAATTTTTGGAGTACGTATTCGTCGACAGAAACAACACATTAAGGACAAGAAACAATTACCTCTCTTGGCTCAAGACCTTCTGCAAGTATCTGTTAGAGCGTGGATACATTTCTTCAGACCCTACAGAGCACTTCTCTATCGTGCAGCGTCGTGGGCAGCTTAAGAATCGCGACGTTATTCCTGATGATGTGTTGGAGCGTATAAAAGCGTGGTTGATGGAACACAATAAACATTACCTGCTTGCTTGCTATATTCTACATTATTTATTTGTGCGCCCAAAAGAGATGAGTTATATTAAGGTAGGAGATTTTAATGTCGCAAAGAAGACATTGTATCTTCACGGTTCAATAGCAAAAAATCATAACGATGCCCTCTTAACTCTTCCTGACCATGTAATTAAACTAATGATAGATCTTCATATCTTTAATTATCCAGGCAACTATTTCCTCTTCGGTAACGAATTTAGACCAGGTAAGGAACGAAAAACAGAAAAAGCATTCAGAGATTACTGGAGTCGTTATATTCGTACCAATCTGAAGCTGACAGACCGATACAAATTCTACAGTCTCAAGGATACGGGTATTACGAATATGCTGCGTGCGAACACCGATATACTTACGGTAAGAGACCAGGCACGTCATTCGTCGATATTGATAACAGATATATACACTCCTAAGGACATTCAGCAAGCGAATCAGTTGTTGTTAAACTACAAGGGAGTGCTTTAATACTTAAAAAAACAGAGCTGTAGGATGGATAATTTCCGTCCTACAGTCCATCTTTCCTACAATTATGCCCAGCAAGTTTTTTTACGTTCGCAAACATTGGCAAGAATTGATGGCTTAAATCTTCCTATACTTCTTCAACAGCCAAACAATGATGTAACCCACTGATGCAAGTATAAGGGTAGACATTGCGCCGATTGCCCAACCGCCGACATCCATCTTTATCTTCTGCCACCGAGATAGCTTTTTCTCTACTGGCACAGGAATTTCCTTGTATTCTTTCCTTATCGCTCGCAGACTGTCATTACTTGCCTTGTAGCGGTCTATCTGTCGTTGAAGCGTGAGGTTGTCCTGCGTAGCGTGCCAGCGGTCACGATAGCGAACAATTAACTTTTCCTTGATGTGTCCTTGATCGTCCTTGATGATAACTACGCTGTCATGAATAGCGACACTATCACGAACATTAATCACCTGCCGAGTGATTAAGCTATCCTTGATATGTACGCTGTCCTTCCTTGACATGTAGATAGTATCTGTGCGGATAGACTGCACAGGTACATACACTCTATGTGAACAGCTTGTGAGGCAGAGTGCTGTAAGCGAAAGTAAACCTATTACGATTAATATTGTGTACACGTAGTATTTAATTTCCTTATCTTCCATACGATTATACGTTTAATGTGAAACATTGTCTTCTTTGTTTTCCGTCAGTACGTTTATAGCCTACATGCACCCAACGTGACGTCTTCGACTTCTCGATAATGATTTGGTCGAATGCGTAGCCCATGCGTGAGAATACCGAAGCAAAGAACTTTTCAAACTCAGTCTGCTTACCATTGACAGGTTGCAAGTCGGCAGCGTAACCCTCAACGTGTGCCGAGTTCTTCACGCCACCCACAGCCTTGTTTAGCTCCGCCGAGCGGTAGCCACTTGATATACGAATTGCTGGATTTCCGAGCTTGTGGGCTTCGCAATATTTTCCCCATTCTGCACGAATATTCTCTAACAGAGTAATCGTCTCAGTCAGGTGAACCTTCACAATAGAAGGAGGGTTATTGTTTATCTTGAGTTGTTCAGCGGTGCTGGATTGTACCAGCTCCGCTATTGAAAAATTTGCCATACTATTCTTCTATTTTTTGATTAACATTTTTCTCTTCACCAATGTAGTCAGCGACATACTGAATGACTTTCTTTGCATCTCTATCTGATGCTGCACTAACGACTGATTGAATGATGCGCTGCATATCAGCAGCAGTACTCTTTCTCTCTCTTGCATGTTCAATGAGACTCTTTGTCTCTATGATGAGTAAGGAAGCAGAGAACAGTAATGTACAGATAGGGAAAGTCTTAACACCTAACAGAGAACAAGACGTGAAAATCACGACATCGATAATCAAGGCGATAAGAAGAAATCGCCAATACTCACCAATTTTACCAAGCGTCTTGCGCATAAGGTGCGAAGTCAAAGGCTTCTTCAACTTATTTTGCGTATAAACCCTATCCCACAAGTCGATGAAGGCTGCGCTAACAACCAAAGCCCACATCACGACACATGTTATAAGATGTGTAGCTACAGAGTGAATAAACTCTGGTGTAAACTGTAATTCAACTATATCCATACGAACACCTCCTTTACAATAGGAAAAGAAAAACACCCACTATCGCACCGAGCATACCTGCGCATACGTCGAGCCAATCGAACGACTCCTTTCTGTAGTAGTAATCGACACTCTCTTTTCCTGTCATGACGAAGAATGCTGGTACCAAAGCAAAGATTAAGTACGCATCAATAGCATGTAAGGCTTTGCACACAATCATTGAAACAACAAGACCAGCAAACATGTGCAGATACTTATCGCTACCAATGGATGCGAGTCGTCCAAAAATCCTGTAAACACAATCAAAAAAACTTTTCATATCACTATTTTATTTAGTTAAACATTCATATTAGGTGCTGGTATAACAGCTGGTGGTTCGTCGCCATTCGAAGGGTTGATTAGATTTCCACCACTATCAGAAGAGAAGTTATTTCCGCCTAATTCTGAAACATACGACTTCGTAACAACCGTGTCGTAATAAACAGACCGCACAGAGTAAGAAATCTTTTGAGTTACAACCGCACCTCCACTTGTAGATCCAATCTCGAACAATCCACCATAAAGAAGTTCTCCACTCTCTCCAATCTTAAGTGTGATAGGAGTTGTAGCTGCTATTATAGCCTTATTGCCGCCTGTGTATTGCTGCCCTAACTGTAAGGTTATATATTCATATGACTTATCATCAAGCGTAGCAGTCAACTCAATATCTCCTCCTCCATAGGTGTTCTGTTGAAAGCCTCTATTGGTGATTTTCACAATGATATTAACACCGAGATAAGCCTTACCATCACGCTTGCTAACAAAGTATCTGCTGGCGTTAATCAACTTCATATCTACTCCATACTTATTCACTATACCACGATGATTAAGCATTATCTGCGGCTGTCCGAGTTCATTCGCAAGAATGATGTTCGGGTAGCCGTCCACCTCTCCGAAGGTGATGTTCCCGAACCGGCAGCGCATCAGGATACGGCGGGGGGGGGCCGGGCCCGCCCCCTCTGTCAACGGGCGGGCGCGCCGCCTCGCTTTG